CGGAATCGATTCGGTGCGCCAGCGATGGACGACTTCGATCTTCGGTGCGGCTTTCTCTTCCTCGGTTTCTTGAGCCAACTCGAGACTGATCGGTGGCGGAGTCATCCAGGTAGGAAACTCGGGATACTCATCCTCGGCGCTGGTAAACGGCGGCGAGGCACAGTAGTTCTCGTCCGGAGAGAACCAGCGGGTGCGGTAGCGACCGACGACCTTCACCTTTCCGGCGGTGCTTTCATCAGTGTCCGGGATCTGCAGTGACAGAGAAGCGAGGCTCGGAAGAGCTGGGTTCGACATGGCGGGAACGGCGAAGCGGAGGAGTGACGGGGTAACGGACATCTTGATCGGTTGGGCTGGGTTTGTTCTAGTCTCGTACCAGTCTCGTCAATTTTTTATTAGTGTCGGCAAATCCTATAAACTGTTGATTTTAAAAATCTTTAAAAGTTCCTATTTCCTAAATACAAAGTTAGCTAGAGCTAAACAAAGTACCTGTGTCTCCTAGACTCACGGGTACCGCTCAGCGAGCTAATATTTAAAGATCTTCGACATTCGGACCATATTGGATTCCGAGTTTTTCGCACTCCCAACAGGCATCGACGTCATATGGCGTCGGTCCGTAGATGATGTGACATTCTCGGCGCCACGATGTTTTTGTTTTGACAGTAAGGTAGCGCATCGGATAGTCAATGTCGAGGTCGCGAACAAGAACCCGGGTTCCGACAGGGACCTTGAGACTTTCCGCCGCTCGCCAGAGAGACTGGCTAACAATGTAAGGAGTGACTTTCTTGCATTCGTCCGACCGGATGAGGAAGACGCGCTTTTTGGGGACTTTGACTGCAGACATGGATGTATTGTTTGGGTTTATCTAGCTCATCGGGTTATCTAGTCAATTTTATAGCATTCTAGATCTACAAAGTAGTTTGAATAGGACTTTCTAACATCACGGGTTACATTGAAACCCTGTAATGCTTCCCAGATAATTGAGAATATCCCATGACCAGGAAGTGGCTTGTTGCGGGGTGTACTCTATCTCGCCTATCTGTACATGGGGTTCTACTTCAGGTACAGGAATCTCGATGCGAAGTGAGAGGAGAGGTGAGTCGGCTGGAAGTGGTGGAAACGTTTGGGTGCTCATTTTTTGTAGATTCTATAATAAACATTCAATTTGGTTTATGCTAGATAACAAGTTGGGCTTCTGCAACTCCTAGGACAGGTTGGACTTCTGGAATGCTATGTACTGGCTCAGCAGCTCGGACTCTTGAAAAATACTGTTCACGTGTCATGTCGTATTCTGGACCAATCTCATTTAACCGGAATACATAGATAACTCTTCGATAGGAATCTGCAGTAGAAATCAATTGATACGACACGTTGTATCCAGAGCTAAGGTCTTCTCTGATTAAAATTCTAGTACCAACTGGAAGGGGATCATTGATTCCACTCCACGCATGTCCGTTGATCTGTCGTATCGGAAAACGATCTCTGATACTTGTCGAAAACATCTCATCCAACTGTCGTTGCACATCGGCACGAAGTGGTGGAAGCGGGTGAAACGTAGCTCGAATCATGGTTGTATCCGTATTAGACAGATCTATTCAATTTTACCCTACAAAGTATCGGAAGATGTATGAACCACAGACGCAAGTTACATGGAAGCGGCAAGGGCAGCTGCCCACGATTGATGAAGAATATTGTCGGGGAGAGCGGCGGCAGCGGCTTGATTGTGATGATTCTCAAAATATTGGTCGCTAGTCATGTCATGGTCAGGACCCATTTCGTCCATCTTGTAGATGTAGATGAGCCGGCGAAAGGAGTTCTGGGTGGCGACCAGTTGGTAGCACATGTTGTAGCCCGCAGCATGACTGTTGCGGATCAAGATTCGAGTTCCGGCAGGGAGAAGCGTGTTGAAATCCCACCAACTGGTTTCGTTGATCTGGCGGACAAGCGCAGGAGGCACGTTGATCGAAAAGATTTCGTCGATTTGGTGGTTCCGCGGATCCAGTGCGGGTAGGTGGTGATAGAGCATCGGGCGCTCCTCCGGGATCGGGTTGAACATAGCGTAGTCGGGCATTATGGCGATGGGTTTATTTAGACTAGTATCGATTGGTCAATTTATAATAGTGTAGTATGTTAGGCTAGATAGAGACAAAGCCGGTAAACAGTTTGTATGATTAAAAACGGATCAATTAAGCCTTCTTCGGGATAGAACAGATTGGTTCGTGCTGGTATGTTGCATCCAGGTGATAAAGAGGTCCAAGCTCACCTGGACGATACACGTAGGTGACGCGGCGAAAGGTACGAGGCTCGTCTTCGGTTTCGGTGTTGATGAGAATGTAGCGAATGAGGTGGGTGCGATGATCGTCTTGACCTACCAATATGCGTGCTCCTGCAGGATAAATGTTTTCCATTCCCCTGTTCCACCGGTCTTCTCCAATAGTTCTGACGAGAATAGGAGTACCGAAGTTCAGCGAATAGACAGTGTCGTGCTGGTGGTTGACCGGATCCCAGGCTGGGCGATCTAGATAGGGGATAGGGCGAATGTTCGGCAGTTGCGGAAAGTTGGTGTCGTCGTTCATGATTGTCTGAAATGGGTTTGGCTAGAGAGAATCATCTGCTAATCAATTTTAGTTATGTTAGATGTAGTTATTTTGCTGCTGGATAAAAAAGATCTAGAGTAATAGTAGGATGGCGTTAGCGGATTGCGATCAAATATATGCTGATCTTTTAGCGCTAAACATAAGATATGAATGTAGAAGCTTTGCCGAGGCATTTATAGCAGCATTAGAAGCAGAGGGGTATGGTCTTACTTCTACATCAAAAGAAATACCAGTGTTAAGAAATAGAGAAGTTGCCATTGTTAGTTTTCCTGCGCCCATTGCTGTATATCATTATGTTGTTATTTGTAGACACGATGAAGATAACTATAAAGTTTATAGTGCATTCGGTAATATATTTATCGAACCATTCCTAATTGAAACGGAATTAGCAATAAAGTCCAATCGTATATTGCAACGACAATTATCACAAGAAAATGCAAGACATTTTAGTTTTGCAGAAGCATGGAATGCATTAACACACAAGGATATATATGATTATATTCACAAAGAGTTTGCTTTTCAATGTGCTCGATATTTGTTGGATGAAGTAAATTATATAATACAGGATTCTCCTAAATTAGGAGGCAGAAAGGATACATTAGTATATCTTTTTAACATACTTTCAGACATATTATCCAGTTCAAGTACTGCTTCTAAAGAAGGGATTGATGAGAGCTTATCAAATATTTTAGATGTATTAGAGGGTACAGAATTGGTTTTAACAGTAAAAAAATTAAATTCTTGTATTCAATCTGCATTACAAGGAGATCATAAGAATGCTTTTTCCACTTATAGTGGTTTCATGGTAAGTATAAAAAAAGAAAGAGATATCGTTACGTTAGATGATTTTGTAGACGACGTAATAAAGGATTATACACTTAGACTAATTGATCCCATAGGGGAAGTCCAAATTTACGCATCCTAAGAGGATGCCAGTTAATTTGTTAGCTATTCTAACAATAATTTACGCATCCTAAGATGACTATAAATGGATTCATTATTTTACATCATAATGAATGAATTTTAATTATACAACTTAGTATAACACCAGAACCATTAAAAAAAATGAAACCGTAAGAAATTTATTATTATATTATTATATTATAAATGGAAATTATTGAAACTAAATTTGGTAAATTGCCACCACGCACCAATTTTGTATTATTTGAAGCCGACAAAGATGAATCCGGTTGTGCTGAAGACAAAATATTATATGGAGTACAAGATATTATAAATATACTAAAATTCAATAAAGAGGAAGCAAAAATAGAAGAGTTCTTATTTATTATAAGAAAACAAGGAGAAGCAATTAAAGAGAAGATTAATGAAAAAATTGCTGAGAATAGTATGCCTGTGGAAAATATTATAGATATGTTACCAAAACGTGTTTTGGGTCCAGTTGATAAAAATAGATTTGAAAATATCATAAAATCTTTTGGAAGATATCGTTTAGACATGGAATCGATGAAATTAGTATCTTATAGTCGATTTATACAATTAAAAGATTTAATATCTCATAGATTAGATCCTAATATAGTAAAAAGTATACGCAGACCGGTTAAATCTCTTATATTAAGACTTAATGCTATGTATAATAGACTAACAAAAATAAAAGAAATAAAAAATGATGATGGCTATAAAGATGTGGTCATCATAAAAAATGGAATCAATGCGATGGTATCGACATTTTTTCAAAATACAATTTTTGAACTTACTTTAGAAGAACAATATGAATATCTAGTGACATGCTTTCCTAGATTATACACTGATTCCGAGGAATGTCATAGCAGTTTTGGTACTTATATAGAGGATACTCTTCAACGTATTATGAATCGTTATGTTGATTATTATGATAATCAACGGCTTATGCTTTCGAGTGTTGTCAAAGGAAATCCATATATTAGGAGAATACGGGCTGGAACCATAATATACAGAGGAAGTCCTTATTCTAGTGTAAAAAAAAATAGTGTACCAACGTTTTTATACTTTACACATAATCCATTTGTTGCGTTATTGTATGCAATTCCAAAAACTATGCAAGACGACTTGGGTCTAGTGGGTGTTTATCAAGTTCAAACAGATTTACGTATTCTTGATTTTTCAAAATATCATACAGTTGATTTTATAATTAGTTTACTGATATCACTTAATGCTCCTAATAATGTTATTAAAGCTATTGTTAGTGGATGGTTTAATGAAGGACAGAGATGGATGAACAGCTACGAAGGAAAAAAATTAGATAACCGTAATGCTACTAAATCACATAGTGAGATTAAAAGACACAGTGATACCGGATACGATTTTGTTGTTTCGGAATGGCTATGTTCTAATGGATTTAATGGTTATATTGGTCTTGATGTTAAAAAACAAAATGGTCAAGTTTTTCACGATGAATTTATGATATGCAATCCATCTAATGAAAATAAGGTTAAATATTTAGGTGTCCTTGATAAAGAATATATTAATTATAACTTACAGGTCAGTCAAACTGATTGGTATGAAAACATCTTACAATAATAGAAAAAAATAAATCGATTCATTATTTTACATCATAATGAATGAATTTTAATTATGCAGCGCAACATGTATACGTTACACCTGTTTGTGGATTACCAACACAAACACCTTGATTTGGATCATACGTACATACACCATCTTGAAAATAATAATTGTTTGTTCCTAATTGTTGTGCGCAATAATTACACATCCATCCACAACCCGTACCAGAACCAATCGAAAAAGATACACAATTATTAACGGGAACAAGGCACGTAGATTTTGAATCTGCAACTACCGCAATGGTTCCGAGCAATAGAGCAAACAATACTTGAAACAGCTTCATGATTATATTATTATTTAAAATTATGTTTAAGTGTGTTTAACTTGAAAAAAGTCGTCCACAATCACACTTGATTCTAAGCTATTACCATCTTTTTCTACTTTTTCTACGGAAACATTTTTATCTGTTAACTTTGAGATATAGCTTGGGGTTGATTTCTTTACCGCATTTATATAGGACTGAGTTTTAGGAGGATTTATTTTAGAAGAAAGGTCTGAAATATTAATTGCTTCTTTGATTTCTGCATCTACAACTCGTTTTAGAAACTGGGAAGTTGTTAATAGATCTTCTCCATCAAATGATTCATTATCCGAAGGAAGGCTGCTATCTGAACTAAAATCCAAAAGCAATGATTCTTTTTTAAATTCTTCGGATGCATGTAAATCTATCTCTTTTTGCAATTCAGTCGATACATTTTGATTTAAGACAGATTTTTCACATTGTGTCGGAATCAATGATATAGGTTCACATTGACTTGAAATCAATGATATAGGTTCATTTGTTCCACTCAATACCAATTTTTCTAAGCTTTGAAACGTTTCCGTTTGGCATTCCATAGAAGCCTTTTCATGAACCTCCGTTTGACTTTCAATAGAAACTGGTTTATTACAAAAAGATAGTTCTTCGATTACTGCAATATGGTCTTCTGGATGGCGAAGTAAGATTTCATTCACTTCTGCTGGAGTCAACGTTATATCCTTTAATTTGTTCTCCAAATGTAGCTCTTCATCCAAATCATAATAATCTTTAATCATTTGTGCAATCTTACTAACCGTACATGTACCCAAATCAATTGAAACATCGATTCGATGATTTTGAAACAAACCAGGATGAATCTTATTCATGTTTTCTGCTGTAAAAATCACAAAACGATCGGGCATCTCAAGAATTCCATTCAATAGTTCCTTTACTACTTCAATCTTTTTCTTCGACAAACGATCAATATTTTGGAACACATATAATCGGTCATTAAATGGGATTCGTTGAACTGTTCTATGTTTAAGGACTATTTCTTCTTCTAACAACAAATTATGAAGTTGTTTTTCTGTAGTAGATGCATCCAATGGAACCATGATGATATGTCGATTCGATTCGTTTGCAATTCCCTTGATATAAGCCGTTTTGCCACAGCCAGCTGGTCCATGGATCAAAACACCCATCGTATGAGGAAAACTGTTTTTATGATACCATTCCGGACGTTCTAGAAAGAATCTAATTTGTTTAATTTCGGATTGGTGATCTTCGTCAAGTAAATCATCCAATGTCATATCTGTTTCAAAAATGTTTTGTTCAAACTGAAATCTCGATCGATTATTAGAACCGAATGGGGTATAAACGGATTGTGGTTGAGGACGATTCACATAGGTATCATAAATATGATCCAATACTTGACGAATTTGATTAGCGTTCTTTACATTTGAAAAAAACTCGATGACAAATACTTTATCATTGGATACAAAAATCCTACCTAAAATAGTTGGTGTCAATCTAAACTCTTTTTGATCATAGGACAAATAAAACTGATGATTGTATACCAAATGTTTTAGATCCGACCGCCCAATAATATGTTCCACAATTGATTTTACATATTCATTCGGTTTGTTT